ATGATGACTACGTACCAGGCATGATAGTAAAAACAGGTGAAATCATGCGAAAAGTACAATACACGTGGAAACCGGGAGAGAAGCAGCCTAGCAGTGTTCAAATATTGCTGTATGAAGATATTCAAAAGTTTATAAAACGTCTCAGAAAGGCTTATAGGGGCAAATTACGCTATTTTATAGCGGGCGAGTACGGAGAACAAACAGCAAGACCACATTACCACATGATACTATATGGCTGGAAACCGACAGACCTAGAAAATCTATACAAGATTCACCACAACGGATACTATACCAGTAAATGGCTAGCAGACCTCTGGGGAATGGGTCAAATCCAGATAGCACAAGCAGTACCAGAAACATATAGATATGTTGCAGGGTACGTTACAAAAAAAATGTACGAAATAAACGGTGAAAAAGCTAACGCATACTACAAGCTAGGGCAAACAAAACCATTCGCTTGCATGAGCTTAAAGCCGGGGCTCGGAGATAAATACTATCAAGAGCACAAGGCAGAAATCTGGCGACAAGGCTACATTCAGTGTACCAACGGAAAAAGAGCACAAATACCAAGATACTATGAAAAACAAATGGAAGCAGAAAACCCACAAAGATTGTGGAGAATTAAACAGAACCGACAAAAAAACGCAATGCAGCAGAAGAGACTACAGTTAGAGGATCAAGATTATAAAACCGTCTTAGAGACCAAAGAGCGTGTCACGAAAAAACAAACAAAAAAGAGCGGTATTTTATAATCGGTGTCACCTAGCCCAGTACCTATCAAGTAAGGTACTGGGCATTATTATTCTAATCGCGCACACACGTGCACGCGAAAAGCTACACGCGCACGCGTGCGCACGTATTATAATATAACTTGTTGTAGTAGTAGTAGTAGGGTATGTGGAAAAGTTGAAAGTATGAATAATTCTACGTTATCACGTGATAAATAAGGATAATTGTATGTTGAAAACTATGTTGAAAACTTGTTGAAAAGTTGAAACACTCTGTTGTGTTAAAGTTTAACAATGTTGAAATGTTGAAAACTATGTTGAAAATGTTGAAAACTAATAGAAGCAATCCGGAATCGAACGGGAAAGCTACGGCCGCGCTTCGCTGAAAGTTGCGCCGCGTAGCGCGCAACAGCGGCCATATAATGAAAAATTCTTCTAAAAAAATCTTGACAAAATCAGAAAAATATGATAAAATATAATCAGAGAAAGGAAGGTGCAAAAGATGAAGCACACGTACGAACTCAGAAAACTTGAAAATGACGACAGCATGACCACGGTACTGATACTAAACGAAGAACCAAAAAGTGCAAAACGAAAAGCAGCAGACTACGCAAACCAGCATCCAGGACTGTACAGCCTACGAAAAGTAGAATTAGTAGAAACGTATTTCACCGAAAAGGAATAAACCAAACCCGGAGTTGACAACTCCGGGTTTTTATGTTAATCTGACAATGAAAAAAAATAGCCGCGCTCCGCACGACGGAAAGGAAACCGCATGAAACACGTGAACTATGTAAAAGCAGACTTCGGAAAAGTAAGCGAGCACTTCAAAGCAAAGGAGTTTCAATGCAAAGACAAAACCGATGGAATACTGATTGCAACCGAACTACTTGACACACTGGAAAAAATCAGAAACCATTTCAACGCACCAGTCATCATAAACAGCGGATACAGAACACCAAGCTGGAACAGCAAAGTAAACGGAGCGCCAAATTCATACCACTGCAAAGGAATGGCAGCAGACATCGTAGTGAAAGGACACAACAGCAGAGAAGTTGCAAAATACGCAGACAGTACCATGGAACAGGGCGGAGTAATCAGATACACAAACTTTACACACGTGGACGTACGTGAAGAACGATACAGAAAGGGGGTGTAACCAATGGCACTGATTAAGGTCAAAGACCTACGGGAAGCGGTCCAGATGATTAAAAAAGTACTTGAGAAGCTGGACGAGATTTACCACATCCTAAAGGAAAAGGAGTAAAGACGATGTTACACAAGACATGGAACGTCAGAGACCAGACCGAAAAAGATTTAAGGCTGGAAGTGGATAATTTATACCACAAAATCGAAAACGAATACAAGTTGATGAAGAAAATTTCAGACATAGAAGAAGCTCATAAAATCATTGACAGAATCTGGATAATGAAATCATGGGCGAACGACATCCAGTTAGAACTAATCCGAAGGGAGTACAGCAATGAAGCATAGACAGAGAATGCCGATGAAAACTGACAAGCGCATGTTCAACGTGACGGCACGCAAAACGAAGAGTATCAACCTAAGCCAGAAACCCATGAGGGGCGGCATCCGACTGTAAAGGAGAAAAACATGATTCACAATTACTACGGCATCTACGACAGCGTAGCAAAGAGCTACTGCTACATTGGCGAGAGCAAGAGCGACGAAACCTTCGCACGAATGTGCAAAATTATGGCAGAAGACAATAAAACGTTCCTTGGACAGAGCCCCGAAGACTACAAGAGCTACCACATCGCAGACTTCAACGATGAAACCGGAGAGTTTCAGAGCATCGAACCGGAGAAAGTGTGGGAGGGTAAAGCACATGAATAAACGATATGAGGAAGGGCGCAAGCCCTTCTTTTCAAATCCAGGCGAAAAACTGAGAAAACAATACGTATGGAGCAAAGACGAAAAAGGCAAAAAGAAGTTAATCGAAACTGAGCCAATTGACATTCAAGCAGAAATCGAAAGCTATGCAGACGAATGTGATATTAAAAATATCGTCCGAAAAGCAAGTTTCGACCCAGAGTTTGCTAAAAGTCTGATGGACAGCGCAAAAACAGACGAAACCTTAGACATCACGGAGTGGCCAACCAACATTCACGAGTATCACGCAATGATAGCAACAGCACAAGTCAACAAGATGAAGCTGCAGCAGATGAAGGAAAGCACAACAAACGAGTCAAAGGAACAGGAGAAGAAGAATGAACAGGAATAATGAGAGACACTTTAACAGTGTACCAGAAACTCACGTAAGCCGAACACGTTTCAAACGAGACCAAAACATACTCACAACCTTCGATGCAGGCAAGCTGGTTCCGTTTTACGTTGATGAAGTATTACCGGGCGACACATTCAACGTGGATACAGCGGCAATCATCCGAATGACAACGCCAAAATATCCTGTAATGGACGATGCATACATCGACTTCTATTACTTCTACTGTCCGAACCGTATCCTGTGGGACAACTTCAAACGCTTCATGGGCGAAGCAGATGATACACCGTGGATTCCAACGAAAACATACAAAGTACCCAAAATCATAATCGAAAATGAAGAAGGGGGAGCTACAAGAGGATACCCGGACGAAAACACAATTTTGGACCACATGGGCGTACCAACAAAAGTAATCCAAACCGGAAAAACAGGAAGAATCGAAATCAACGCACTTCCAATTAGAGCATACGTAAAAATCTGGAATGAATTTTTCAGAGACCAAAATGTGGGAAACCCAGCAGTATTAAACACCGGAGACGAAGACGAAGAATATCGAGCAGGAAGTGGAAATGAAAGTGAAGTAACAGAAGAAAAAATCTTGGCAAACGCACACGTAGGAGGATACTGCTTACCGGTAAACCGATTCCACGACTATTTCAGCTCATGCCTACCGTATCCGCAGCGAGGACCGGAAGTGACAATTGCACTAAACGGAAATGCACCTGTACAATTATACAGCGACGAAAAACTAACAGACCCATGGTTTGGAAGCATATACTTTAACAACGAGTTCGGCCAAATGGAAGCAGGAGCACAAAGGCCAACCGAAGTGGTAGGAAAAAACACACTCGGAGACAAAATGCTGCTAACCTACATTGGAGCAAATTTATCAAGCATTGAAGCCACAACAATTAACCAGTTACGCCAAGCCTTTGCAGTTCAGCACTATTATGAAGCGCTGGCACGTGGCGGCAGCAGATACCGTGAGCAGGTGCGGGCGCTGTTTGGCGTAAGCATCAGTGACAAAACTGTTCAGATTCCGGAATACCTAGGCGGTGGACGGTATCACGTCAACATGAACCAAATCGTACAGACCAGCGGCCAGGGAGCAAACAACGGAACGCCTATCGGCGAAACTGGCGCAATGTCAGTAACTCCTATCAATGAAAGTACCTTTACAAAGAGCTTTGAGGAACACGGCTTTGTAATTGGTGTTATGTGTGTACGTCACGACCACAGCTACCAGCAGGGACTTGAACGATTTTGGAGCCGAAGCGACCGATTAGACTACTATTTCCCGCAGTTCGCAAACATCGGCGAACAGCCTGTAAAGAAGAAGGAAATCATGCTGACAGGCAAAAGCACAGATGATGAAATTTTCGGCTATCAGGAAGCTTGGGCAGACTATCGCATGAAACCGAACCGTGTAAGCGGCAAAATGCGAAGCAATGCAAACGGAACACTGGACTTCTGGCACTATGCGGACAACTACGACACCGTGCCAACACTCAGCCAAGAATGGATGAAAGAAGGAAAAACCGAAATCGCACGGACACTAATCGAACAAAATGAACCGCAGTTCTTCGGTGCAATCCGAGTAATGAACAAAACAACTCGCTGCATGCCGCTGTATAGCGTGCCGGGTCTGGAAAAACTGTAAAGAAAGGAGGAAGCCGGGCCAAAACCCGGCTATTTTCAAATGGCAATTCCATGGGGAGCAATTCTAAAAGGAGTAAACGTACTTGGCAATGTTGCATCAAGTATCGGAAGCATAACAAGCGCCGCAAAAAACATTGCTGGCAATTTCGGCGGTTGGGGAAATGAAGGAAAAGGTCAAAGTAGCGGCGAAAGTGTAAGTCAAGGCGGTGGAGCATCTGTAAGCGGAAGTCAATCAGGAACAAACGATGAACAAATCGCAAAATATTTGCAACAAGCATACGGATACCAAAGTGCAGAAGGCATAGCACAGCAAAAATACAACCAAAAAAGCATGCTGCAACAGATGGGATACAACACGATGCAGGCCATCACACAAGGCATTTACAACCACATCGAAAACACAGCCGCAATGAATTATAACAGCGCCGAAGCACTAGCAAACAGAGAATTCCAAGAAAGAATGAGCAGCACAGCATACCAAAGAACCGTTGAAGACATGAAAAAAGCAGGTATAAACCCAATTCTAGCATTTGCAAACGGTGGAGCGAGCACACCGGGAGGCTCAGCAGCAACAATCAGCGGGGCAAGTATGGGACTAGCAAGCAGCAGCGCACTAGGAATCAGCAGAAGCGGCGGATTTGTTCCAAACTCATACAGCAGCACGAGCTGGAGTAAATCAGATTGGTATAATGCATCACAAAGCTGGAATCAGATGCTAAGTGAAACACATCTAAGTCCATACGGCCTACAGAAAGCACTAACCAACATCGGAAACAAAACAGATGAAACAATCGAAAAAGAAACCGATAAAATGAGCAAAAAAGCAGCAGGCAGTAACAAAATAGGAAACAAACCGAACAACCCAATGCAGGACAAAACAGGGAACTACGGTCAAAAAAGAAAGCCGGGTGATTATCTAAGATGAGTTGTTACAAGCCATTAATCAGGCTGTACAACCCAAATGACAGAGAGCAAAGCGGACGAGTATATACACTCGCCCGCTTTTCACAGCTAAATGGGAAACAGCTAAAATATGAAGATTTAATGTATAATCCAAAAGTCATGCTAATACCATGCGGACAATGTATAGGATGCAGAATAAGACAACGAGAGGACTGGACAACACGCATAGAGCTGGAAGCACGAAACTATCCGAAGGAAGAAGTATGGTTTATAACACTAACGTATGATGATGACTACGTACCAGGCATGATAGTAAAAACAGGTGAAATCATGCGAAAAGT